GCCATGGCGCTAATCCACGCCGTACGCGCAGCCGGGTCGGTCATGCCTTGGGCAACGACAAGGGGCTTCTCTTCCCTGACCTCATCGAGGCTGGCGGCGACGCGCAGGTCCCAGGAGACGGGGAGGATATCCTTGGCATGCTCGCGAAGCTCCTGCTCCAGCTTCCAGGCAGGATCATTGAGCTGTTCAGGCGTAGGCTGGGCTCCCCAGATGTGCTCTGCGGAGAGTTGCTCGTGTTCGGCCTGCAGGCGGTCCCATTCGTCGTGGGCCTCAGGAGCAATTTTACGGGCCTCAGCGCTATGGTCCGGAAAGAGAAGCTCTCCAGCGTTCGGCTCGCGTCCGTCCAGGATCTGGGAGATGACCGCCGTCTGCATAGCGTGGCGGTCATGGACGTTCATATTGGTCAGCTCGTTAAGATGGCCAAATGACGGAGGACGGTTGGCGTCGAAGGTCCCGGACTCTACGCCCCTGACGACGGAGCTCCGGAGATCGTCTCTGGTGAAATCGTCAAACCCAACCCCTTGCGGATATTCTGGATAATATTGATCATGGAAATAAGAGCTAGGCTTGGAACCGCTCAGCTTGGACACACCGTAGCCGATGGCCGGAGAGATGCCAGCATGGAGCGCCGCACCCAACGGAGCCGCATAAAAGACGTTGGTGAGGGCGTCCTTCATGCTCCAATCGCGCAGCTCGTCTCCGGACATGCCGAACCTCAGCGGCTCAAGGGCGGCCGTGCCAGCCATGCCTCCAGTGGCGCCGGCAACAACCTTCCCAGCGACGACCGATGTGCCGACGCCATAGCCAGCCTCAAGCATCTTGAAAGCCAGGCGCTCCTCGCCAACGCCGGGGACCATCATAGCGGCGGCCTCGACGGGGTCAAGAAGCCCGCCGATGAGCCCAACCGCGTTCCTGGTGAGCCAGTTGTGTGACTTATCGAATAGCTCCATTCTCTCTTGAGATTTTACCCTCCTGTGAAGGGCATCGACCATTTCTTCAGCAGTTTGGTTCACCATAGGCTTGGTGAAACGATTCTCTCCCTTTAACCCATATTTCTCATTTAGGGCCTCTGCTGTGGAAACATCTTTAAGATCAACACCTGGAGACATCGGACCCGGCGCCAGAGCATGCTTCGACGCGCGGTAGAGATCGCCTGTCGTCTGCCCAGCCATCTCGCCAAGAGCTCCGATTACTCCTGGCGTCTCTGGAGTAGCAGCGCGCTCCTCCCGCGCCGACGCAGGATCAACCGTGCTAAGGTCTTGATCTATTTCCTGGAAATCGTCAGCCATCAGTCACTAGCCCCAGCGGTGAACCAATCAAACCTTGAAAGCTCACTCCTGCTGGAAAGGCTCCCGTATGTTTTGTCGTACATGATTTTAACAGGAGCTGGCTTCCCAGGGAGCACGCTTTTCGTTCCGGCTTCATCATCATACACATCCTCCGATGGGCCCATCGTTATCACTGGGTTCCCCCAATGGTCGACGAGATACATTCCGTCTCCATTCTTTGTGCTTACCCAAGAGCTGCCAGTCTGAACAGCCCTAAGATAGTCGGTCTCACTGGTCCCCATGCTCTTGACAGAATTTGGGACAATAATACTAGACGAATCAAGAAATGAAATTCTGTCACGCGACTCAGCCATCACCTGTTCGTATTTAGAGGCAGGGATGGCGACCTTGTCGTTGGTGAATTTATAATCTTTAGTGAACGCCTTGGACGCTTCTTCTGCCGCTGTAGCTGCTGTTTCATGGAACTTCATCATGCGCCCTTCGGCGAGCATGATTATTGTATTAAATTTCTCTGATCGTTCTGGGTCTGAGATCTTTCGAGCTACCATGGAGTCCATCAGTCTGGTCACATTCTCATCGGTTTGTATGGCCTTGATGAGGGTTGCCCGCTCCTTGCCGAGGAAACCTTCCATCATACGCCTGTGTTCATTGGGCTTGGCTTCTGCTTCGGATTTTATCATCGGGGCGAGTATAGAAGCATTCTGAGCATCAAGATGCTCCAATGACTCAAACTTAGATGGGAGTTTACCAAGAGCGACGACGTCACGAAGCACAGCCGGGTACATATCGCCATATGTAGATTTCATGGTGTTGAGATACTGCTTTGGGTCGTTGGACATCATAATATCTGATGCGACAGACTCAGCCTTTTTTGCAGTGAGCACTCTCAACTTGTCTTCTGGGACTCCGACAGCCCTTTGAGCCGCCACCTGAAGACTGGCGTATTCTCTGAATGTCCCCTGGGCTTCTACTGGTGTTTTGGCCTCTCCAGCCTTTTGCATTGCCTTGGCGATAGCCGGGTTCTCGCTGGACACCATGAACGCCGCTGGGTCCTTGCCAAGCTCGATCTGGCGGTCAGTGTACGCCTTCCGCACTGTGGCCGCGAGCTTATCCCGGAGCATCATGTTATTGGTCATGATCTCGGCGTTAGCCTCGGGGTTCGACCCCATGGCGAAAGCGCTTGTCGTCGCCGCCCCCTTACGGTGCTGCTGGATCATCGTGTCCAATCCGATGCCCTGCTGGGAATTGACGAAAAATTTCTCCCACTCTCCTTTTGAAGCAAATTTCATAGAGTTGAGCTTGTCAGCCAGTTGAGACTGGAGAGTGACATTCTCGATCATGTGTTCGGCGATGTGCGGCTTATCGGCGTATAGGGAGCGGATATAGTCCTCAGTCAGACCTGCCTTGGCGAGGCTGATCCCTGGAAGACCCTTTGCCGCCATGAGGTCGAGATTCTTCACTGCATCCTGGACGACGGCGCGCTGGCCTCCGAGATTGTTCTTCATCAGGATGTCACGCCGGTTCAGTTCATTGAAGAGCTCATGCTCCATCTGCGTGTCGACGGTTCCGTCCGGCCTCCTCGCTCTCTCGTGGGCGACGACAAGGTTCGACTTGCGATGAGCTTCCCGTGCTCCATACCCTGGCTGTAGTATGCCTCCGGCGGGCTCGGCAGTGGGTTGTGTGGCCTGGGCTGGCGCTCCTTGTTCCGCCGCCAGGGCTTGCTTAGCAGACGCCATGCGCCCGTCCAAACGGTTCTGGTGGCTTGTCGGGCTATACGCTCCAGTATTCAGGGCGCTGTGAGGGGTGCTACCGAAATCTCCTTGCAGATGAGCTACGTCAGACGCTCTGACGAGATCGAGGAATTTCTTTGGGTCACCGTTAGCCTGCTTAGCCGCATCCTGCATGCGCTCGATATGCGTGACCTGCCCAGGCTTCCCAGAGCGCGCGTCGAGGATGTGTTCGCCATGCTGATCGTTGCGGTCGGCGAGGTAAAGTTGCACCAGCCGATCATCAGCTATGGACGCCGGTATGCCAGCAGCCTTCAGCTTTCCTGGGATCGGGTCGAGGTTATGCTCCTTCCACCATTTCTGCTCGGCGGCGCGGAGTTCCTGGGGACGGTCTTTGGCGGCTCTCTTCCAGGATGCGTCGAATTCCGCGCTACCCGGAGCACCGGACAGCCCAAGGTGAGGATTCGCCCGGGAGAACCTTTCTGCCGATGACCCAGCGCCGCCACGAGAGTTGAGGCCCATGCTCCCATAAGAATGAGAGCCATCGGTGTCCTTCGTGTTGATGTAGTCGATCCCGGCGTTTCCGCGCTCAAGCTTGACGAAGAAGTCGGACGGATGACTGGCCCCAGCGGAAGGAGTCGTAGATGGCGCTTGGCCTCCCAGGGACGCAGATGCTTCGCGTGAAGGGACAGGCGTCCCAGCAGTGAGCCGGCGCTGCTCAGCAGCGTTCGTCGGGAAGTAGCCGCTCTCGTCTGGTATCGGCTTGAGCTCATCGGCGATTGCAGACACCCTAGCCTTTATGAGCTTTGGACGCAGAAAGCCTTCGACAGCGCGAACGCTCTTCCCATCCATTTTGCTTTTGAAGTGGCTGAACCGCTCCTCGGCCCCGGCGATGTCTCCCTCATTGGCCAGCTCTTCGATCATTGGGACGACAGCGCTGCTGACGTACTTAGAGACTTCACCCTCAATGGCGCTCTTCACTTCCGGTGCATTCAAGTCGGCATCTTTGTCAAACTTGGTGAGCATCTTCTCGCGAACGCTGTTCGCTCCGCCGACGCCATTAGCCCCTTCTTCGACTATTCTGTCTAGTTCTTGAAGCGGTTGTCTTCTATTAAGAGTGACTTGGTTGATGTTATTATCGATAGCATCGCTATGGACCTTGTTATGCCAATTGCGGAATTGAGTATCAGCATAGTTCGCGCCATGAGACATATAACGGTCCACGTCTCGGTAAGCGCTGTTGGCCACCATCTTGCGCACAGCATCGTTCGGGGCGTTCTCAACAGCGTTGTTGTAAATAGACTTGAGCTTATCCTGGAACGCCGGGAGACCTTTAACAGCGGCGTCTCCTTCAAGCTTGCCGTAGTCGCTCCATGCGTTGCTGATCTCCTTGGAAGTGTCAACAGCGCGTTGGTCATGATCGAGGCTATTGGCGAGCTCCTGCCTCTTGAGCATGATCTCCTCGCCAGTCTTGCCAAAACCATGAATGGCGTCAAAGAGGCTGGCCCCGAAGGCGTTCGGGGAAGCCTTGACGTCGATGCCGGCGCCTCCTGCGTGGTAAGTTGAAACAACCTCTGGAGCGCCCGTGTATTCTGTTTTGTCAGCCACCGAAATACCCATAATTTTTGCGGAGGTCTTCTGCCCCGCTCATAAGCGATCCAGCGGCCTTGACGTAACCGGCAGTCTGCGCATTGCTGGCTTCCATGCTATCAAGCTTTGCTTGAGCGTTGGCGCTGATCTGCTTCGTCTTCTCGGAGTACCAGTCTTCAGTAAACGCCTTGGCGTGGTTCGCCCGGCTGGCGGCGAGGATACTGGATTCGCCTTCAAGAACGCCCTTCGTCGAGCCAGAGTTAACATCCATGCCGTTTGAGGCGAGCTGTGTCTCAAGGCTTCCCATCTTGGCCTTGTCCTGCTGAGCCATGGCGTTCTGGCGCTGGGTGTAATCCTGCATAAGGAACCTCTGCTTCTGTTCGCTTATCAACGCGTTGTTCTTCGCCACCTGGGCCTGGTAATCGGCGGCGTTCGAAGCGGCAACGCCAGACGCGGCAGCGCCTGCCGCCGATATTAGCAACGGGGCAACCGCGATAAGTGGTCCCATGGTCAACCTCCTGTTCTAACAACTTGGCGGAATAGCACGCCATTCTTCCCTACGTGTCTTGGGCTGTGCACGGAAAACCCGACCAAGCTGAGGAACTTAACAGCTTCATGATAATCCGCCATCACATAATTTGAAAGAACCTTCTTGTAATTATGCATTTCATCTAACTCTTCAATTGCTATGCGGGCAAATGTGAATTTTACCTTCTCTATCCCATTGCCAGTAAGCATCCACGGGCAGCCTATGTCAGAAACAATAGAGCCAGAAAGTCCTATCATCGCGATGATCTTCCCATCAAGCCATGCGGACTTAGCATAGAGAGACCCGTTTATGGAGTTTCTGATAGCCCTCCCAGGAGACATCCCAAACGCTTTGCACTCTTCGGCGTCTTTCTTGCGCATATTCGCAAGGAGCGCTTTGTCGTCGCCAGGCATCACCTGCCTGACCCAGACTCCGTTACGAAAATAAGGAGACAGATCAACCATCATTTTCTCCTACTATCCGTCGTTATCTCCCACGACCAATTCTGGAATCAATGCGCTTACCGACAGCGGCAGAGCGTATGTCTGCTGGATGCTCACCTGGCCCGGCTTGCGCCAAGTTGCATTGATGATAACACGATCATCGCCAGTATACAGCGGGATAGCGCTGCCAGCCAAGACACTCGCCGATCTGTCCTTGAGCTCACTGAGTCTGCTCCACACAGGAGAATAGAACGTCGCCTGGGTGGAAGCGTCCGCTTGGTTGGACCCTACCTGGAACCCACGAGATTTGACAACGCGCACGGTGACCGCGTAAATGTTCTTCCTCTTCCCTTGTACGGTTGATCCTCCCTGTATGTCCGTGTACAGGCTCTGGAGCTGGCAGGTGTATGGAAGCCCAACCGTAATGGCTGAGGCCGATACAGGGGAAATGCTGACCCCTCCATTCGTCACTGTCTGATTCGGGTAGACGGATCCGTCGGCGACAATGGTTACAGACATGCCCTCAAGATGATCAAGCCCGTAGATAGTTGACACTGGGGTCGATATAGACCAGTCGCCAGATGCGACTGGAGATGGCGAATTGGTTGGGTCATTGGGGATTGTCACCACAATGGGATTGGTTATGTCCCCGAGGACACGAGTGGAAGACAGGAAGCTAGTGACCGTGGCCGCCCCGCCGCCCATACGAATTACATCTCCGACATTGGCGGAGGAGAACGCCGCTGATGAAGCTATGAAGGTGACCCCAGAACCACTTGCCGCTGACGCTGTCAGGACAGCATCAGGCCTGTTAATGGCGTTCGTCAGACCAGAGTCGACTGCGAACACGTCGTCAATGCTCTCCCACTCCCGGTCATCGAGACGCTCTATGTAATACATCCACTGGCCGTTGATGAACCTCTGAACTACAAAATATACTCCGTCAGTTGTTCCTTCTGATATGCTTGTTACTGACTTGAACAATCCATTTGTGTCATGGCGAGCCCACCCTTGTACTTCCTGTTCTTTCAAATAAGTCAGGCTCAGCAAGGATCCGTCTGTCTTTACCGCCCAGATAAGCTTGTGAGGGCTCTGAGCCCAGCACCACTCCCTGATCGGCTTCTGGAACAGGTGGCTGGACATGATCGTGATGTCCACGCCGGTGTATATGTTAGTGAAGAAGTTGTACGACAGGTCGAGAACCTGGAACCCCTTCTGCTGGAGGTAGATGATATCGTAGTTGATGACGATCGGAGGAACCGTTGGGGACACGCCGTTATACGCCTGCGGCTGGGCCGTCTGGGACGCCGGAGTGATGGCCGCGCCGNTGGCTCCACCGCTGACCTGCCAGGCCCCCAGCCCCGCAAGCACCACCATACCGCCTGGCATGGGAACCATCCAGCTCACGCCGTTGATCTGCTTTGACCATGGAGTTCCCTTGATAGCGTCACTCGCCACGGTCGGTGACGACTTGTCGAAGTTTAGGAACGCTCCAGGCTTCGACATCCAATAGGTGTTTGGTTCATTAAGGGTCGCCGCATAGACCCGGCGCTGTTGGAAGTAGCTGACAACCCCCGGCCATGTCCCCGTGGCTGGGTTAAGAGTCATTGAGGCCACGGCGTTTACGCCACCTCCGCTGTCGGTTATGACGACGGTGTCGGCGGGCATGTAGCCCTCTCCGCCATTGATGACCGTGATCGACTGCACAGAACCGGTAGCTGTTGAAGAGCCGGCGGCAGGCCCGCTCGTGGCTCCAGTGGTCCCGACAATCACTTTCAATATAGCGCCAGAGCCTGTCGACGATGACACTGTAGCTGTCGTTGTGGACTGGGCGTACCCGCTTCCGCCATTCGTCACGGTGACATAGTTGACAGAGCTGGTTGCAAACGGGTTCTGGTGCAAAGGCGGAGTGGCGGTGTAGTCAGGGAGAATGTTCGAGTCGACGGCGCTTAGGCCCGTGGTGGACGCCATAAACCCAAACTGGATGCCTCCTGGGACGCCTGACGTTCCAACTGCTGGAGGGGCCTTATAAACGCGATAGCTCGACGCCCCCGTGACTGGCGGCCATTGTATGGTCATTGACCCAGTTGTCGTAGCGATGTTGACACTGGTGGCGTTAGCGGTGACGCTGGCCACACTCTCTTCGCCAGTGGAGCTGTCTACCGCGGTGACGCAATATTCATACTGAGTGACGCCAGCCGTGGTCACGTTCGCCCAGCATGACAGGCTTGCCGGCGGAGAGATCGGGGAGAGGAAGGACTCTCTTACAAGCGTCCAGTTGTTTGCGGCGAACCTCTTTAAGTCATAAGGAGGATAGTTGTTGTGGGTCAGCGTCATGACGTCTGCTGACTGGTCAAACTTCAGATAAGGGAGATCCGCGATAGCGTAGGGGCTCGCCAGGGTGTAGACGCGGGATACGGTCGGCTGCCCAGTCGGCGAGAATGTTCCCAACCCCAAGGTGCTGAGGGGGACGCCGAATATGGTCGAGATGAAGAATGTGTCTGGGGTCAGAACGCTGACGATGGCTGTCTTCCCGTTGATTAGCGACATTCCCTGGACGCCAGAGAAGTAGACCCAATCTCCCGTCGAAAGGCCATGACCCACGGACGTGACAACGCCTGGGGACGCATTCGATATGCCAGTGATATTCAGGGCGGCTTCCAGAATGTACGCGCCGTTCTGGATGAACCTGATGTACTTGTCACCAAATTCCAGGACGTAGGTCTGGCCAGCCTGGACATTGAACGTGAATGGGATTAGGCGCGGAGGGAGGGAGACGCCAGAAGTCTTGGACGCGCCAACGAAGGCGAGGCCTCCACGACTGGAAGCCCCTCCCCTGTAATCGACGTACATGTTGCGGATCGTAGCCGCGCCAACATGGAACTTGGCCAAATCTGTGCGCCCGAACAGACTTGGGCTAATCTCTCCGCTGGCGAAGCTCGTCAGGATTTTTGCGGTTGTCATTTATCCCTCAGAAACAAAGTATGCCGTAATTGGCGTTCGCCAAGGCGGAGCCTGTGATCGTAAGCGTCGTTGTCGTGTGTCCGCTAATGTATGCGCCCGTAGTGCCCCAAGCCGCTGCCGCCGCGTTAGATGGCGTTAGGCTGCATGATCTCGGGGCTGACGCCCATGTCCCGGCAAACGTGATCGCACAAGATGTTGTAGCTGCCGCTCCAATGGTAATCTCCATGGATTGGTCATTGGACCCTGCCACAACAGCGCCGTTCGTCGTAGCCCCGCATGCGCCACTGGCGATGGTCGGAGCTGTGGCGTTTCCGCTCTGGCAATGCTGTGTTGCATCACACTTAAATGCTTGCACTCCGGCTGCCGTATTGATTTGAGCGCTCGTAATGGCCGTTCCGGTTCCCCTGGCAAAGACCATCGCATTAGATCCGGCGACACCAGCATCAGTTGACGTCCGCAAAAAGAAACTACCTGTCGTTGATGTGCTTGTTATCTCCCACAGCTTCTGGTCAGCAGGTGATAATCCGGAAACCAATTGGAACAACGGCTGAGTAGGTAAGGCGGCTACTACATGGCGAGCGCCAACAGTTAATGGATAAAGTTGATCGTCATTGCCGGAAAACAAATTGCTTCCGTTCCATGATGGAGCTGTCGTTGTCCCGTATAGCGTTGTGTTGGCTAAGGCGTTCCCTGTAAAGACGGGAGTCTGCGCTACGGCGCTCACAAGAATGCGGTGAGACCCCCCATCAATGAATTTGCTCATGGTCAGCCCACCAGAAGCAATCTCGGCCACAGTGCTTATATTTTGACCTCCTCCAGGGCGGAACCCATCGACAATGTTGTTATATGATCCAGCAGTGTTCGTGCAGTTAGAAAGGACATGAACGCCGCCTGACGTATTGAGAGACCCAGAAACATAGTTTCCATAAGTGGTTGTTCCGGTAAATTCAATACCAATTGGGACAGCATTCTGGTTTGCAATGTGCGAAAATGCGTCATACTGAGTGTTTGTTAGGCTCAATCCCACGGCATGATTAAAATTAAACCCAATAAGGTGACCATATGCGAAACATCCTTCGCACGTCATCCCGTCTGCTTGACCTAAGGCAAACCCAGTACCAGTTCTGTATGTTCCATCATATGTCAGAGAACTTCCTGTAGTGTACGCGTTGCTGCTAAACGTCAACGCTACTCCAGTCCCGCTGGCTGTAACCATATGATTCTGATCGATTGAAATAGCATTACGGGTACGCCACACAGCGGCGACTGTAGCGCCAGCAGGTATTCCCACACCACTGATATTCATTCCTGGTTGTAGATTGGCAGTGCTCGCTACCGCGATGTAGTTAGAATTGATTGTCGGGTTTCCTGTGGTGGCCGGGGCAGATGCAGATCCTTGCAAATCAACATGCGTTGCATCTATGGCCGTAACAGTCCATAGTCCGGTAGCTCCTTCTCCGCCTGTCCCCGTATCAATCCATAATTGCTCGCCAGTGGCTACATCTGATGGAGTCGCCAAAGTAGCTCTCCACAGTCCAACGCCGTTATCGGCTAGAGCGCTGATAACCCATGCATCATTCCTATGTGTCTTGTTGGCGATAAGGAACGGCCAGAATTCAATATTGCGTCCACGGTTATCGTCAAATGCTTGTATTACATTTAAACCGCTGGTGCAATCACCTAATATGTCCTGTATAACAACTTGCTGAGCGCGATCAACGGTTATGCATTGATCGAACCCGCCCATCATTACGTTACGCAATATTGCGTCTTGGCCTACGCGAGATGACGTTCCGTCGCCTATCTTCACTCCTGTACCAGTAAAACTCGTTATGAACGCCCTCATATTGGCGCGAGTCGTCCCAACTCCAATAAAGTGCACTATATCATTGAATATATTTATATCACTTATTTCGCCATTACCAGTGAACGCAATGCTACCAGGTGTCATTGTAAAGTATACTGAACATGGGACGGCGGCGCTATCGTAGCTTGTATCGAGAGTGCTAGGGACAAGCTTTCCAGAATACGTTGAGCACCGGAGGGAAACCGTTTTTGGAACATTTATAGTCCCTGTGTTAGACCAGTATGTCTTTGGGCTGATATATACCGTGCCGCCTCCGTTGGCCACAGCCGCCGCTATCGCCGCTGTGAATGCAGGCTTGTCGTCATGGACGAAGTCAGCGTAAGTGGTATAGTCATCTACAAAGAAAACGCCTTTGCGTCCAAGTATCCCAGATGGAGAGCTGTCTCGCCCACTGGTTTGCACAGCCGTCGGGTTCCCCCAGACATGGCCAGGAGCGATCTGCCCCTCGTAAGCGAGCGCAGGACTGGCCATAAGGCAAAGGATGATAGCGAAGAGTCTTATCATTTTACGATCCATGTCCATTGGGAGCCGATCAGGATTGGAAGGAATTCTCTCCCTTCATAGGGTGTCGCCAACGTGAAAGATGTGGCGCCGCCCTCGAACAGATCTGACCCAGCCCTGTTGATTGTCACGTTGTAGAGACCTATGGTCCCGGAGATATCCTTGATATAGACGCCGCCCGCCGAGGAGGACCACGGCCTCATGTTGATCGTCAGCGCGCCAGGAACTGTCAAATTTATGAGAAGCGCCGCGTCCGTACTGGTGACTTGATATGGAGAGCTCGTGATCACCACAGCGTCGGCAAGAGAGTTGGAATACCCTTTGATAGCGGATAACGGGACATATAGCTTCCCTGCCCCCTTGTTTTCAATGGGCAACAGTTCGCTTCCATCGACGGAGCCGATTATCGGGTAGTTGTCTAAAGGGTTTGGGTCTCCTACTGGGTAAACCGCCACGTTATGCTCCAATCATTGAATTTATCTCGTCAATTTTGTGGCTTATCCCCTGGACTACCCTGATCAGCGGAGCCACAAACTGATCATAACAAAGCGCTTGCTAACTGTTGTGAGTCCCTCAGAATGTTAACCCGCCAGGCATCAAGCGTATCGACGATCTCGCTTGGCTATGAGATAATCCCATCATAGTCCAAAGGAGAACGACGATATGACAAGGCCAGCATTGACTCAAGAGCTTCTTAAGAAGCTTCTGCATTACGACCCAAACACATGAGTATTTATCTGGAAAGTATCTACTTGTGTTAAGGCAGGCAGCCAGGCTGGGCACATCCAGAACGGTTACATCAAGATTAAAATAAATGGTGTTTCTCATGCAGCTCACCGACTTGCCTGGCTATACACGTTTGGAACATTACCAGATACTTTAGACCATATAGACAACAATAGATCTAATAATATTATGTCTAACTTACGCCCATGCACTTTCGCAGAAAACTCAAGAAATTCAAAAAAAACAAAAAAATAATACAACTGGACATAAAAATATATTCTTACGAACAGATAGGAAGAACTGCCCAAAACCATTTCGTGTGTATATCGTACACAACAAAAAACATATTTTTGGAGGGCATTTCCCTACATTAGAGGATGCTATCAAAGTCAGGGACAAAATGCTTGTTAAATTGCACGGTGAGTTTGCTAATTTCGATGATTCATAAAAAACTCCCTCCTGGTAACGAAAGGTAATCCCAGCCATAATAAAATGATCCATTGCCGATATACGACTGTGACGCCCCCCTTGCTCTAATCCAATCTGGCAAGTGATCTTGTGTGACTGGGCCCTCATTGCCGTCGGTCATCCTGGCCTTTTGGATGATCTGCATGGCGATAGTCATCTGGTCCTTATGCAGCGCCGCATTCCTGGCGAGAGCATTGACGAACCACGCTCCGAGGTAGCTGGTGGCGGCTTGGATGAACGTCGGGTCCCAAAGATTGGGGTCATCAATCCTGGAGGTATAGATTAATTGGGCCTGAGACATGTTGGTCAGGATAACCCTGACGCGATTCCCCGCGGCGTCAGTGTCAGTGGCGACGACGAACCTGACAGCAAGGTCGGCATTGTATCCAGGCATTCCTGTGTTATCAGCCGTGGTGAACGGAATTTGAGCGCTCAATATCGGCGATATTGGAAGAATGTACCGCGCCTTGATGCAGTCAGAAGGATAAGCGTAGCTGTAGGCCCATGGCTGTGGCGGGATGAGGGCGGTGGTCCCGGTCGGGTTCTCTGGGGTTCCCTGGGCTGCCTTGAGAAGCGTAAGCGGGACCTGGAAGCGGGCGAAGTTCCAGTGGGCGGCCCGGAGCAGATCATCAATCTTCGGCTGATAGAACAAGGACGCCACGTTCCCTTCGGCGCTCCCATCCGAAGGGTTGATAGAGCTTACAGTGGCCTGAGCGCCGATCTCGGCGAGAGCCATGTTGACAATCGTGATTTGGTCCACATTCTATCCTTCATTAGTCGTAATCGTCGCCATCCTCGGCTTCCGTCGATTCGTCTTCGATAGCCATGGCGACGATCTGGAGCTCGATTCTCATACCCTTGCCATCTTCATGGGAATGACTGGTGACGCTGGTCACCTTCGCCATGAATGCGCCGTGGAGGAAGTCTCCCACTTCCACTTCCTCACAAAGATCGAGCCGTTCAAGCTCTTTCTCCGTGAGGCTGATGGAGAGACCATGAGGATACTCACTCTGGATGGGCTTCAGACGAAGATGGTCCTCGCCTTCTTCCTCTTCATTCTTCATATCCCTGTAACGCATAGGGGCTCTCCATGGGTTAGGGGTTTAGGCCATCGCTGCGGCAGGAGCTCCGCCCATTGGTGGCTGTGGCTGACCTGCGGGCGCTGCTGGTGACGGAGAAGCTGCGCCGCCCATGCCGGCAACTACCGGCGCTCCTGCTGGAGCTGCCCCACCTGCCGAAGACCCGGCATTAACGCCCTCAGCCGATCCTGCCAGACCAGTTCCGCCATGGATGCCAGCCGCCTGCAGATGGTCGAGAGCATGCTGATCATTGAGACCGCGCTTCTCGTCGGCGTGGTGGCGATGCATGCGCGAGCGTTGTTCGTGATGCGTCGCATGAACGTCAGGACGATGGCCCTGAGAGGAGAGGTTCGATTCATGGGCCTTGTGCAAAGCAGCGCGTTCGCCCGAATGCTTAGCGTCCAGGGCAGCGTGAGCAGCTTCATGCTGAGCATGGATTTGCGACAGGGGGCTCCCTCCGCCTGCGCCGTCGCCCTTGCCCTCTGCGCCACCGCCAGCGTGCTTGGGGGAGTCCTCGCCGCCTTCAGCCATCTTACCGGACTCGTTCGGCTTTTTATTGTTGGATGCGTGCTTGTAACGCATCTCTGACTTACTCTGCTTGGCCTCATCAACCTTGCCAGCTTCGTTTGCAGCTTTTTCCATAATCAGCTCCCATATCTCGAAGCCATGCGCTGGTCTTCGCTCTTGGATTCTTTCTTGCTCAATTTAGACTTTAGCTTCTTTTCGCCTTTGTCTTTCTTGAGAAACTTCTTCTTTGGGGACTCGCCCTTACGTTCCGGCAATTTACCATACCGATCTTTTGATGTGGCGAACTCTTTTCCAACAGACTGAGGGACTCCAGCCTGCTTCGCCATCTCAGGACTATGAGCTATCATATTCATGAAGCGCGCTTGCGCTTTTGACGTAGCGGGCATCGGAGCCCCTCCTCTATTACGGTTCTGACACCCACTCTATGGTGTACATGAGAGAAGCGCCAGTTGGGACTGCCGCGCCGCCATGGTTGATGGCGAGCTGCTGGGCAACGCCGCGCAAGGCGACCTTCTCATCAGCGCTATCGCCAAACTGCCAGCAAGTTGGGGCCTGTGGGAACGCCGGAGTGTCTGCATCCGTCAAGATGACCTGAGCGCCTCTGACAGCGATGCCAGTCCCAAGAGTCGGATTCGCGGTGTACAGATTGATCGTGCCTGCGGCGGCAGCGTCGTTGCTGTCGTGCTGAGCAGGAGTCGGCGTCGTCGACGTTCCGCCAGTATCGGCAGTCGTGCGCTTGATCAGGAAGACGCTATAAGGAGCTGCCGTGGTGGCGACGCCATTGACACACACCTTGGTGATGCGGATTGTCTTGTTAGCTGCGCCAGAAAGCGTCACAACATCGGTGGCCGTGGCCACTGGCGTGAGAGCCGCAGACTGATAGCTGTATGTCGGCTTCAATCCCTCAATGTCGGAGTAGCTGGCGCCAGCCGTATCGATAACGGCATTGCCGTATCCACCAGTTGTGCTAAACGCCGCAGCCATGGCGACGGCAGGAATGGCCATAATAGCCAAGGCGATGGGAAGAACTCTCTTCATGTTAAATTCCATTTTTGATTTCTTGAGTGACGGTTCCCATGACGCGCTTCGTGCTCTTGACGCCATGCGCCTCAGCCACGCCAACAGATTTAGCAGGTGACTTCCGTTTGGTCGTCATCGACTGAGTGTTCCCGTCGTAACCAGTCATCGGCGCTTTCTCGGCGCTGGTCCGCATTTCAACAGGCTTATAGTCAGACGGGACGACCGGAGTGATTTCATGGCGAGGGCGATTGCGATATCCGCTTTCGACAATGTCACCAAGATCGGGAGTCCTTCCGTTGACACTGTCCATGAACTTCTGAAACGCCGCTTTCGCGGGATCGTTCATCGGGATCATGCCCTCATTGGGAATGAAATCATTATCCGTTTCGACAACTTCACCCTCAGGAATGTACTCGTCGCCGACGTATAGCGGCGAGATGAGTTGGTAACGCGGCGCTTCGGCGGCGTGAGCCATGGTATTCTCCATTGTAAAGAAAGAAGGAGAGGCCGAAACCTCTCCAGATTATTACGGGCCAACCACATAGTTGGCGGGATACTGATCGGCGATCCCAACCCAACCATCGGCGTTCAGCACGACATTGGCGTTGATGGTCCCTGTAGTCATCTGACCAGTGCCGAGAGTGTAGTACATGCGCACATACTTCGGCATGGCGGCCCCAAGCGCCTTGCGAGGCCAATCAAACACCCAGGCGGCTCCCTGGGTAAGACTGGCCGCGGCAATGGCCCCAGACTCAATGTAGGTCGTCCAGGTCGAAGAATCGGTTGACCCCTGGAACTGGATGTTCAGCGTAGCGCTGTTGGTCGTGGTGAACGCGACCGGGAACGAAACGACGATCTTCGCCTTATTGAATCCTTCGGAGACGCCAAGGTCAGCGCCGAAGCGATAACCAGAAGCGCCGCCGATGTTAGTGTTTCCACCAGACAGATCATAGGCGGTGATGTTGCTGCTCGCGGCGCTGGCCGTAGTGATGGCCTGAGCAGAACTAAAAGCCAATTGTGCGTCCATTATCATGGTATTGTTCTCCTATACCAAGTATTCGTTACACTACCCTGGATTCAGAGTTAATGAGAACATCATTAATTCTGATGGGAGCCCCACGGAATTCCACAACTGGATTACCGGCATACTCAGTTGGCGTCAGCAACACATTCTTGTCACGGATCGCCTGGAGATCCATATACTGGCGAACGGTGCGGTTGCAGTAGATGGCCGGTTTAATGCCAGGAGCTGTAGCGCCAGGAGCATCGGTCTTGGTGATGCCCGATTGCTTGCGGCCCATTGTGGGAAGACGCACGACAGCCTTGCTCAGCAGGGCAAAGATGTCAGGTGGAGTGCTCGACGCCAGGCCGCCAGCTGCGGTGGTGGTGTCCAGGTTCGGGATGCGGACGCCATAGCGCCAGTCACGAACGGTCAGGCCAGCCTGCCACTTGAAGTAAGAGGTGTACGCCTCGTACTCATTGCCGGCGGCGTCTTTGCCAGGGCGAACGTCGCCCTTGTCCTCGAACATAAGGCCAGCCTTCGACCCCTTGGGGAAGATGCCGAACATCGTCTGCTCGCCCCATCCCAAAAGCCAGATGGAGGTGTTGCTGGATCCGGTGCCGCCACCGTCGAGGACGTTGATCGCGTTCTGCGCGGTCGAGGTCGACACGGTGTTGTAACGTGGGCTAAGGCCAGTGAACTGCGTGGGGTTAATCGCGCTGTTCCCATAGAAGATGGTAGTCGCCATCTGCTGAGACAGGCCTTCAAGGTGGGCGTTGTCTTCCGACATCCGGAACCGCTGCACATTACCAGAGAGCTCAGCCAGCGCGCGGTCTACACGGCTGTAAGCTTCCAGCATACCGACGCCGTCGGTGATCTGGGCAGTGGTCGACTTGGTGAACGGAATGCCCTGGTACAACATGCGCCAGGTGCCGCTTGGCAGGCCGGTGCGGACGGTGCTCTTATGGCCGGTAGGAAGATTGCCTTCCGTCCAGAGCATGTCGTCAAAGATTTCATTGCACTGGCTGAGAGTCTCTGCTATATCGTCAATGACCCCATTGGGATCGGTGCGAGCCGCCCAGTCGGCGAGAGATAAAAAGTAATTAGCCATGATTAGTTAGCCCCACTTGCGTTGTAACGCCGCTGTTCTCTAGTTTGAGGTTGCTTTGGAGCCGCGCTTTGTGTTACAGGATTTCCTTCAGAAAGCCTGGAAGCCATATTGGCTATCAGTCGAATAATCGCTGGGTTGTTTCCAGCCCCAGTGAAATCAAGCGCCTGAATAAGCTCGGCCCTTTGCTGCTCATTACCGCCGAAGCGGTTAACTGCTGAAATGCAAGTTTTGATAGTGGTTTGGAATTGGTTACCGCCGAGTTCAGGGTCAGACTTTACAGCGTCCTTCCACTGGTTCTGGGTATCATTCCAGACCTTAACCTGATGCTGGGACATGGATTCGCCATGACGCTGTATCTCTTTGAGATGCATGTCGATAAGGCGTTGTCCACGCTCTTGGGGAGGGAGCTCCCCGCCAAGGACTTCCTTGAACGCATTCATGGAAGAATCATCCAACTTCATCCCATCAGGAAGGGTGAAGTCAGTCCACGCGACTGCCGGGGGCGCTTCGGCCGGGGCCGTCTCCTGAACTACTGTTTCCTCTGGTTTCGAAGGATCAACAGCAGCTTTCCCGACTTCTTCGCTGATCAGGCTTGTTGTCGGGGTAATCGGTTCTACAGCAGGAGCTGCGTCTGCCGTCGGCGATGGAGCCTCTGCCGCTACCGGAGCGGGGGCTTCTACAGGCGTCGAGGCGACGGCAGTCTCTGGGGCTGGGGAAGGCTCAGTTGTGACCGCCGGGGCAGGGCTATCATTTGTTTGCATTTTTGTTATGCTCCTTCAGCATAGTAACAAACTCGTCTGGTGACGCTTTCATGATTTGAGCAGTTAGCATAAGCCCGATGTTGCGCTCGCCTTCCTTAAAGGCCATGGACAGGCTATCGCCAGTGAAGCTGGTGCTGAAGCAATGGCAGGAGCTCAGGAGGCCATGGATCCACTCTCGTCCAGACTGTGTAGACATTATTGTATATACAACAGACTCCTCGGCCTTCCTCTTCCTGCCTGCGGATCGTCGCTTAGCTGCGACCTGCGCCGGGTCAGAGGCATTAAACGGGCCATTAATCTCGTCTGTTTCTTCTGTTTCTTTAGCCATGTTGATTTATATCGTGAAATTATTGACTACGGCAAGAAAAATCTAAAAATTCGCTTGAAAGAGCAGTGAGGCGGTGTTGGCCCCTGCGTTCTACCAGGACAAGGAGGGAAACCTGGGAGCGCAATCAACACCGCCTCATAATTCATAATACACTGCTTATCAGCTATTTCCAGAATTTTCTTCAGGCTTTCCTGGATAAATCGTCTGTTCTCCGATATGGCCTATCCCGTATGACGAGTCGATGTCACACCAGATCTCAAAACCATGGCGATGAGCCTTCAGGCAGAAGTTCGTGTCTTCACCAGTATTCACACTATCACCATACTTAACTTTGTTCTCTTCCTCTTCCTGGCGAAGCCAATGCTGGAGAGAATCTTCTTCTCCTAAAATCCTTATAAGTTCATCAGGGACTTTTGATCTGAAATGATCTTCAAGAGTTGATATGAACGCCTCAAAAGGCAGGCCCTCACGGCGTATACTCTCAAAGTACCATGGCTTCGGAATTGAATTATAAACCTTGGCCTTGACCATAATGCACCCACCTGGAAGCAACCAGTATGGAACAACCCCGCCAGCCGTGAAGTCGACAGGAGCCATGGGAACGCCAAGAAGCTCGTAAGGGGGGACTCTCTTGCAGTAGACCCCGCCAACGATATCCTTGTCGAGATCCAGAAACCGTTTGATGATGTCGACGGGCGGGATATTGTCGCTGTCAACCCACATGATATGCGTGGCTCCCATGGAGAGCGCCACCTCCGCCATGGAGTTCCTGCAAAAGGATATGACGGAGTTCTTCTCGTTGATGGTTATGGTCCGTATCCCTTGAGATACAGCACGGGCGGCGACTGCGACCAATCTGATCGCAGCGTCCGCTTCCCAGGTGCGCCCAGATGGGATGCAGATGGCGACCTGGGCGGGATGGTCGACCTGGTTGCTCACATTGACATCCTTCGCGCAAAGCCCATTGCCATAAAGCGGGCGCACTTAAGCCTGAGGCTCTCGACAAGATGTGACATCGTCAGGAATTCTTCACGCTTGCTGACAATGGCAAAACAGCGCAATGCATCGACAAGCTGCTTAAACTTATCGATAACAAGCTCTGCGGCTTCTTTCTCACTTAACTGAGCCACTTACTGGACCTCTCCTATTTCAGATATGGGGACTGCATTTGGGTTATCGTCTACTGGCTTGTCTTCCTTTAGGAATGGATTTCTAACAAAGCATCCACATGCCTTCATGGCGCTAGT